CTTTAGAATTACAATTAAAGAATACTGGCTACGCATTCTCTAGCCCGGATGTTGAATACTACATAGCCAACCTACAGAAGTTATATGGCGTACTAGATGATGAATTACGTCCAGCATTCCAGACATTACTTACAGCTAGCGGATCTATAACTAAAAGCCAGGCAGCCTTATCTACTGCATTAAACGTATCGGCTGCAACTGGTAAGAGCGTTCAAGAAGTCAGCGCTGCCTTGGCTAAAGGCTATTCAGGTCAGACCACAGCCCTAACTAGATTAGGTGCAGGATTAAGCAAGGCCACACTAGCTAGTGGCAACATGGATAAGATTATGGCTGAACTAGATGCTAAGTTTGCAGGTCAAGCTAGCGCTAGATTAGATACTTATGCTGGCAAGATGGATCAACTTAAAGTAGCCACTGCTAATGCCAGTGAAACTATTGGTAAAGGTCTGTTAGATGCTTTAGGCAAGTTAAGTGGTGATACAACCTTAGTTACATTAACTTCACAGATCGAAGGTCTAGCAGGTGCTGTCGCCAAGTTAGTAAGTGGTATTGGTAGATTTGGCGCTACTTTAATGCCTGGCAACGTAGTTAAAGTTAATGGTGAATGGCGTTTAAAATCAGAGATGTCCAAGTCTAATTTTACTTACAGTTTGGGATCTGGTGCTGGAACTGAAATAGCAAAGATTCAAGAAAAGAAAAAGATTAAAGAAGCAATTAGCCTACGCACACAAGAGAATGCTTTACTAAAGAAAAAAACTGCAGTCGATGAATTAAGAGATAAGTTTGATATAGAGCGCATAGGCCTAACTGCAGCTCTTAACTCAGCTACCGATGCTGAAACTAAACTACGCCTAAATGCTCAACTAGCAATATTAAATAACAATGAGGCCTTGGCTAAGAAGTATCTAGCTGAAATGAATGCGGCAGAAGCTACAAAGAAGTTAGCAGAAAGTACAACAATAGCAGCGGGAGCAATTTTAGCGGCATCGTTTAAAATGGGAGCAGTACAGCGTGGAGAATACGCAGATGCTTACGCAAACATAAGCAACGTGCCTAGTGGTGGTAGCGCTGCTATTCCAACTCCAAGTTTTAATATGGGTGCAGTACAGCGTGGAGAATACGCTCCTGTAAATGTAACCTTAGAGTTAGCACCTAATACAGATACGCTTGGTCAATTATTCTATGATGCATTCTTAATTAACCAGAGAGATGGTAAATCACAGCTGTATAACGGCGGCATCAAAGGTGGATAACTAATGGCCGTACCTACAATCAATGCGATACTAAACTTTTCGACTGGGCCAGCGACTGCTCAGGCTATGCAGATTGACATAGGCAAGATCGGTGTAAACGTGTTTGCCGATGCTGTGGCCGTAATTGTAGACGTTAGTAATCAAGTCAATTATGTAAAGACCCAACGTGGTCGTAACAGCTTGTCCGACCAATTTCAGACAGGCCAACTCACTTTACGCATTATAGATCAGAATGGTGATTTTAATCCTCTTAACCCAAGTTCGCCATATTATGAACTCTTAACACCAATGAAAAAGGTACAGATAACTGCTACCTACTCAGGAGTAACATATCCAATATTCTCTGGCTTTATTACTTCATACGTAAACACTCAGCCATCAGATGCTACAGAAGTTGCTTTCACTACTATAACCGCAGTCGATGCTTTCAGACTAGGTAACTTGGCTCAGATCTCTACTGTTACAGGTGCTACGGCTGGTGATTTATCTGGCACTAGAATAAATCAGATATTAGATGAGATTGATTGGCCAGCAACAATGCGTGATATAGATGCAGGTTTGACCACTATGCAAGCAGATCCTGGTACTGCTAGAACTTCTCTACAAGCTATGCAAACTGTTACGGATTCAGAGTATGGCGCTTTATATGTAGATCCTAGTGGATCTTTTACTTTCCAAGATCGTGCGCTGACTGTCTCCTCTATTGGTGCAACCCCTACAGTATTTGCAGATAATGGCACAGGTATTAGATATGCCAATGCAATATGGGTATTAAATGATGCTTTGGTCTTTAACTCTGCCACAGTTAGTCGAGCAGGGGGAAGTCCTCAAAACGCTATCAATGCCGCTTCTATTGCCAAGTACTTCTTACACTCCTATAACCTTCAAGATTTGTTAATGCAGACCGATGCTGTGGCCTTAGATTATGCAAGGGCTTACGTGGCTTCAAGGGCCGAAACTACCATTAGATGCGATGCCGTAGAGCTTGATCTATACACAGCAAACTACGACACAGGCATTATTGCAGCCTTAAACCTAGACTTCTTTGATCCGATCACAATTATCACCACTCAACCTGGTGGATCGTTATTAGAGAAAACCCTACAGATCTTTGGGGTAGCAAACACAATTACTCCAAACAGCTTCAAAACTGTCTTTACAACGCTAGAACCTGTCATAGATGGGTTTATAATAGGCAACATAGATTATGGTGTCATAGGCGAAAACGTACTATCTTATTAAGGAGATATAATGCCAACTTTTCCAGTAGTTACCGGTGATGTTCTTACCAGTACAATTTTTAACGGCTTACCAGCTTTTGCAGTGCAGACCGCTAAAACAGTGGATTACACAGCTGCTAGTGGTGATGAATACCAACAATTAATACCTATGAACAAAGCAACAGCAATAGCATTTAAGATACCAACAGATGCTAGTTATGCTTTTCCAGTAGGTACAGTTATTACAGTATTAAATATAGGTGCTGGTGTTTGCACAATCAGCGCAGTAACACCTGGTACAACCACAATATTAAGTGCTGGCGCAACTGCCGCCTCACCAACCCTTGCACAATATAAATCTGCAGCTTGTATTAAGACTGCCGCTAATGCTTGGTATGTAGTAGGGGCTATTGCATAAATGTTAAATATAATTAGCGCTATTACTGCACCACAAGTTCCCGCAGGTTTTGATGTGGAATACCTTGTGGTTGCTGGTGGCGGATCGGGATGCCGAGGTGGCGGCGGTGCGGGTGGTTATCGAACCTCAACATTTACTGGCCTAGCGTTTTCTACTAATTACACAATAACTGTTGGTGCAGGTGGCGCAGCTGTGAACAGCGAAACAACTTCTGTTGGTAATAATGGTAATAATTCAGTATTCAATACAGTAACTTCAGCAGGTGGCGGTGCGGGCAGCAGAAATACAGCAGCAGCAACAAATGGTGGATCAGGTGGTGGCGGTGGAATTAACAACGGCACTAAAGGTACTGGTAACACTCCATCAACTTCTCCATCTCAGGGAAATGATGGTGGCACACCATTTAGTTCTGGTAACTTAAACTCAGCAGGTGGTGGCGGTGCAAGTGCCGTTGGTGCAGATGGTGTTTCAGGTTCAGCAGGAAATGGTGGCGCAGGTTCGGCATCATCAATAACTGGCTCATCATTAAATTATGCAGGTGGCGGCGGTGGATCATCATACTTAGGAGCAAATGGTAATCAAGGAACAGGCGGCTCAGGAGTTGGTGGAAATGGTGCATACAATTCCGGCAATCCTACAAATGGTCAGACAAATCGTGGTGGTGGTGGTGGTGGTGGCGGTGGTCTAGCACCTTCAGCCGATTCAGGTTCAGGTGGATCAGGAGTTGTTATATTAAAATATGCAAACACATTATCTGCCTCATTTAGTGGTGGCGTAACTCAATCAACAAGCTCTGCTGGTGGATTCAAAATTTCAATAGTAACAGCCGCAGGTGTTTCAGACACAGTTAGTTGGTCATAATGGCACATTACGCATATTTAGATGAAAACAGTAAAGTTGTAACTGTTGTAGTAGGCAAAGATGAAACCGAGTTAATTGATGGTTTAGACACTGAAACTTATTACGCACAAGGCACGCCTTACACAGTCAAGCGTACGTCTTACAATGGCAACATTCGTAAAAATTATGCAGCTATAGGTTATACATACGATGCAACACGTGATGCTTTTATAGCACCTGAACCTGATAATGCAACAGGCTTTGATGAAGACACTTGCCGATGGATAGTTCCACAGGATGATCTTGAAGCCTAAATTATGCGCAGCTGGTGTGCAGTTAAGAGATCAAGTTGATACGTGGTTTCCAGATAGGCGTACTGCCAGTGATGGGTGGGTGGGCGATAGCCGTCATGCCGCCAGAAAATCAGATCATAATCCAGACCAGTTCGGATATGTACGAGCAATTGATATTGATTCTGGGCTGGAGTCATCCGATGGGCTCGCACCTTATCTGGCTGACCAAATCAGAATCGCAGCCAAATCGGATTCACGCATATCATACGTCATCTTTAACAGGCGAATATGCTCGAAGATATTAAATTGGAAATGGCGTAATTACAAAGGCATTAACCCGCACACTAAACATATCCATATCAGCTTTACAACACTAGGCGACCTAAATGGCACAGCGTTTGACATACCACTAATCGGAGGCAAGATATGAAGATAAGCAAGAAGCACAAAGCAATACTAAAGTCATACGCACGTGGCGTATTGGTTTCATTTTTAACATTCTTAGCCAGTAATGAATTAGGTTTAGATCCTGCAGTGTCTGTAATTGTTACAGCTCTTGCAGGTCCGGCAGCTAGGGCTCTAGATAAATCCGACAGTGCTTATGGCATCGGTGCTAATGAAGCATGACACCTACAGAATGGGCTGGCTTTGGCGCTGGCGTTATGGCCGT